CCCAAATTGGCTTATTTAAGCTGTTTTGCAAGATCTTAGCTACAATACCATCGAAACAGGTCATACGTCCCTTATCAGTTTTAACAACCCAATAAGGATTACCGATTTTAGCACCCTGTTTGATAGCACTCTCTTCAACGCTTTGTATCACAATCTGCATATCTTGTTTTGTAGTTTCCATGTTTTCTACCTCCATGTTTATTTAATTGAGCAATTTCTAATTTGGTTTTATTTAAAACATCATTAATAACTTCTAAAGTGCAAACGTCAATTATTTCTCTTAACTTTTTAATGGATAATTTTAATGTAAAAATTTCATCTAATGTATCTGGACTTTTCTCTAATAATTCTAAGACTTCTTTAACTTCAATATCCTTCAAAGTTTTAAGTTCATTTACTCCCATATTACACTAAACTCCTCTCCACATTTAGAACATTTAGCAAAGGCAAATAGAGACTTTCCAAATAAACTTGTCCCCTCTCTGAAATATAAAAAATACTCATGATCACATTTATTGTTCTTACCTAATCTTTTGACTTTTATTTTAAGTTCTGTCATTTTCCAACTCCTTAGCTATTCTTTCAATATAATCTGACAGTGTTTCATTTTTACGCCCGTAGAATTGTCTTCTCAATCTATTCCACGACGACAATCTGAATTTAACCATTTTGTATTTTGTTTCCATAGTATACTAATGGTAAACCCCTTTATAAATATATCTATTCTAGAAAACTATGTTAATTTGATAACTTTCCACGCATCACCAATATTGATAAATGCTGATGTTATCGGACGCCAGCTGTCTGATATATTAATATATAACGGAGTTAATAACCTAAAACTATCGCCAATATTGATATAAGACCTTTCAGCACCAGCTGGAGCTCCACTCTCATATAAAGCATAAATTGCTAGTATTAAACTATTAGATGAACCAGAAGTGTAGCCAGTCCAATCAGCAGGAAGAGCAGTTGTAGCAATAGTTGAATAAACACTTCTATACCCTCCCGTAGCATCATTATCTATCCAAGTTAAAGTTGCTGTTGTGTCGATTTGAACAGCCAACCAATAAGTAGTTCCATTTGTTAAATCATAGCTAACTGCAGCGGTCTTCCAACCCGCATCTGTTCCCTTAGCAAAGTCTCCAGAAGTCGCCAGTCTAACATCTGGCTCATCTGCACCTGAATTATGAGAATAAATCCCTAACTGCATATTTGCGGCTTCTGTTGCAACATTAACATAAACCCCCATTTGTGTGATTGTCATATCTGCTGGAGCTACAAACTTTGTTGCTCTACTTCTTCCACTAATAGCTGACTCACCACCACCATTTGGGTCAGAGCTTGGAGCACTAGAAACATAACCCGCATTTGTTCCATCTGTTACAGCCATTTTATTTTTTCCCCTCTTTATGCTGTATAAACATATAACACTGTCCCGATAGGATAATTACTCGCAGTTATCCCTAGACTTGATGTTGCATAAAGAGCATTAGCAATATATGCAGCTCCGCTTGTAGGCATATCTGCAGTAACTGCACCAGAGCCGATAGAAGCAAAAGTTTGAGTTAATGATGCACCATGAGGGTCTGAACTATCAGCTGCATGAGTTAAGTAAGCTGCACTTGTGGCCTCTGCATTTGTTACAACTTTATTAATTGAAGCCCATAAGGCATCGGAGACAAAGTGGAGAGCATTAGAGGCTGCGTGTGTTACATAAGCGGCAGAAGTAGCATACGCAGCCTGAGAAACAACAGCTAGTTTTGTGGTATTTGCATTAATACTAGTCCAGAGAGCATCAGAAGTAAAATGAATTGCAGTAGAAGCTGCATGAGTAACATAAGCTGTTGATGTTGAAGTGATACTAGTCCATAAAGCATCAGAGACAAAATGTTTTGTAGCGTCGGCTGCATGTGCTATGTATGCTGCTGATGTTTCCTCAGCATTAGCCACAACAGCATTAATAGAAGTCCATAAAGCATTTGATGTAAAATGAACTGCACCACTTGCAGTTAAATGACTATTATAAGCAGCTGACGCAGCTTGAAATGTTGGATCTGTTTCTCCCGCACCAGCTGGAAGATTATATAATAATGACCCGTCTCCTGAAAAATATGCACATGACGCTGTGCCTGTCATATAGATATCAGCACCAGAAACTGTCTGCGTTGCGATATGGTCTCCAAGATTATCAGCAGCACCAGCGTTGATAGTTACATCGGTGCTATCAGCTCCTAAATTATCTGTTGCAGTTACACCAGCGCCTATAAAATTAATATTAGTTCTTTGAGTTAATGGAACACCCTCGTCCTGAATAGTGTGCCCGCTCCCTGTCGCAGCAATTCCAGTAAGTAATGAGCCGTCCCCAGCTACTCTTTTCGCCCTTATAGTTCCGTCCCACTCAATTAAGTCCTTATCAGGACATGTCCAACCAGCCATAATACTATTAAGAATTAAAACTTTAAATACTTACCTTTATACAACAGTGTTTTTGATAAGCACAACTGCCAGTGGATCGGTCAGCTCTACTGCCAACTCCTCGACAACCCTTATCTTCAAAGACCTGAAAGGGTCTTCTACTGTTGTTGATTGCAATGGAACTAAAGACTTGATTGTAGCGCAAGTTTTTGGCTTTACAACTAGAGCATAATCTGCTGGAACTGATACACTTTCAACTATTGTAACACCAGCAACTTTTGCAACTCTTCCGTTTGTTGCAATGTCAGTAGCAATAGGAGACCACTGAGCACCTTTGTCGGCCAAGTAGTTCATAATGCTTCTTTTATCCCTAGGAGAAACAAAACATATTAAGTCAGTTGGGTCGTAGTTTCCGTTAGTATAAATTAGCTCAGATGCCTTCATTAAGTTGTCAATAATAGCTGCACTTGCTTGGTTCCATGCTCCACCATTACCATCAGCTCCACTTAAAGCAAAACTCTGGATTCTTATAACTGCATCAGCAGCAGTGTTCTGAGATAATGCGTTCCAGATGCCGTCATCAACAGATTTAACAACACCCTCAGTTAATCTAATCACAGTTCTTGCTTGAATATTAACATCATCACTAAGTATATCTTCCCATGCAATGTTTTCCTCTAGTCCATACTTAATTATTCTTACGCTTACCTCTTCCCATGCTAAACTGAATTGAGGGAAGTTTGCTCCTCTTGGAATATGATTTGTTGCATTTCCAGATTTACCAGCTGGGATAGTTAAGTCTTCTCTAAAAAAAGTATTTTTCCATGCACTTGTAGAAACCTCTGCACAGGCTTGTTTGAATTTGTAAGTTCTTGCAGCAACCTGTTTAACCATACTGTCAATAACTTCTGCCCTTATTGTTGATGTCCCTGCTTGTTGATTATATGCCATTTTATAAGTTTAATCTTACATTTACTGTTTCAGCATCTGCAGCTGCTTCTAAACATCTACCGATTACAGTAGTTCCAGCTGAACATGATGCAACTACGTTCTCAGACACACCTCTTATAAGGTCTCCTGCACGTATTGCACCCGATGCAACAACTTCAAAAATTCCTTGTGTCCAGCATGATATTGATGTAGCCCCGTCTCCACTTTCCTTATCCATTGAGGCAACTCCAGCGTAAGCGATATTTGTAGCACCTACTGCTAAACTTGCAACTCTTGGGTCTACTAGAGCCATTAATTGTCCTTTAGAAAAACTATCAGTATCGGCGCATGCGTATCTTACGGGCTGTCCATCATTATTGTTCCCGTATAATTCAACTTTTACCCACTCATTTGCCATATCCAGTATAAGTTATTATTCTTTAAATACTTTTCTCATTTCATCAACAAAAGGATTTACACGATTTTGCACTTCTATTTGTGCATCTTTAAACTTAGTTTTGAATATGAGCCACCCAATTAAGAAACATGATAGCCCATAAATAAAACCAACTAATAAAGTATTTCTTACGTCCAGCGACGACATACCATAAAAAGCTATCATGTATTTGAAGTAACTGGTAAAACCATAACCCTCGTCAAAATATGCTTTTATCAGCGCTAATTTATAAAATCTCACAGTCCCTCCTGATGATATTTTCCCTGATGTCCCCAGTCATAATCTTGCTTAGGGTCTTTTTTTATCCCAATAGGATATACGGCAACACCATCAACAAACATCTGATGAACTGGAATAACTGGCATCTGTTCCCCATTTAAAGTTCCCTGTGGTCTGTATCCAGTAACCTTAAAGTCTTCCATTTTCTGAGTTGGAATTTGATCTAAACGCAGCATCTTTCTCATAAACCATGAAACATTTTTTATCTCTTTTCTGTCAGTTGGGTGGGTTATTTGCAATGCTCCCAAAACATCTTGCAATGCTTCTTCTGGGAACACATACTCCCAAAGTTGTATAGGTCTTAAAGCTCCCTGAACTGTCATGATTTCCTCTTTCCCAGTTGTTAAGTTCTTCCTTTTCCATGCGAAACGCTGGGCTTGCAGCAGGCTTTTAAACTCTTCAACTTGTCGAAGTATCCCTCTGGTCATTAAAATCAGGTGCATTTTAATGTGTTTGGAACGCTTTAAGAATTTTTGCAGCTTCTTCGTTAATCACATCTTGCGGATTTTTCTCTGTAGTTCCAGCACTTGCCTTACCACCTAGCATCATCTTAGCTCTTATCTCTTGTCTTCTGGATATCTCTCTTTCAAGTTTGTCGTTCTCATCTTTCAGTTTCTGATATTCATCAGCCGCCTTAAGTGTTTCCTTAACCTCTTCTGATGTGCTTTGTTCTGGTTTTTTATCCTCAGTTACGATTTTTATTTCTCCCATTTTAAACCTCCTTTCATTTATTTAAGCATATTCTTGATATCTTCTGGCATATCTTCTTTCTCTTCATCTGGAAATTCAGCAATCTTTTTCTGTGCTAACTTTATGATTGCTAAGACTTGAGGTAAAAACAATTCGTAATCTTTGATAACTTTGTCTCTCTGGTCTTCGTTTTGTTTCAAGATGAACTCCCAATCTTTCTTTTCTATCATGTTGCACCTCCTATTATTATTCTAGCTTTTTCAACGGTTAAACCGCCGTTTGCATTTTCAAAAAATTGTTTGTAAGTAGTAATTAAGTCAGTAATTTGCTGAGCAGTTAATGAGAAATCTATGCCGTTGGCTTGTAAAAAATTGTATCCAGTTGTAACTGTCCACTTTACACCCATAGCAAATCCATAGCTATAGCTTATCATTAATCCCAACCCTAAGCCTAGCATAAAGGCTAGAATTGTTCGCGTTATGTTTCTCATTTCGTTCTTAAGTTAATAGGAAGAGTTATCCCTAGCACTCCGCCAATGATGACGAAAGTCGTCATAAGCATTGTCCCATCTATCCCATTGCAAAGAGCCGTTATCTCTATCGCTGTCAATGCAGAAAGACCAGCAACAATAATTCTCCAGTCTATCTTCTTCCCAACCCTCACTAGTTTTTTTTTTGCCATTTTAATATATCCCCTGTCCCATTTGGCTGCTTAAGGCTTGTTGTAATACTACTTGATCTAAAACCTCAAGTTCTCTCTCCATACGGGCTATTTCATCTCTTGTAAAAATAATTGATGTTTCTACTTCTTTACCGCCGTCATCTAGCCAATATCTAATTTTAGTTTTACCCCAGCCTTTCTGAGAGCTTTCTAATCTTGTTAGTGCAGCATTAGCATAAAAGAAATTTCTTCTTGCTTCGCTTGGAGATATTTCTCCTGTTTTGGCTCTTTCTAAATCTCCCTTTAATGCAGTCATAGCATCACTTAAAGCAGTTTCAGCAGCTTGTTGTTTTACTCCTTTTCTATTTGTAAATGCACTCGTTACACTGTCAAATATTTCTGCAGCATTTGAGATAGTTGTTTGAATTGCTGGATTTTCTATAAAATTTTGAGCAGCTTGTTGTGGATTAGAAACTACTTGACCAAATTGTTTTAACCTATTCATACGCTCTGAAAATGTCCCCTCAGTGCTTGTAATAGCTGCTCCTGGTGCTCCTGCTTTTGCAGCTTCTGGAGTTTCCTTTAATGCTAAATCTTGATTTATTTGCGTTTGTTCTTGTTTTGTTAATTCGGGAGTTTTTAATTGTTCCTGGACTTGCTGTATCTTTTTTACTTCTTTTGGGGTTAATGCTCTAGGAGCTGGAGCTTGTGGTCCCTCTCCCCCTTTTTCAAGAGCGTAACTTCTTTTAAGAATATCTGATTGAGTTGGATTAGCAGTTCCATAAGCTTCTTTTACTCTTGCTTGTCTGGCTGCAACAGCTTGAGGGGTATCAGTTGCTTGGTCAGCAGCTATTTGCAACTCCTTAATCCTCATTTCCTCTGGATTTAATTTCCTTCTTTTTACTTTATCTTTCTTAGGGCTTTCATAAGCTGTGGCTGCCATTATTCGTTCCTCCCAACTTGCATCTCACTAGGCTGCATACCTACACCATAGTTAGGCTGTTTTTGTTCTGATTGTAGCATTTCATTTTTCAAACTTACTGGAGCATTAAACTTTAATTTCATATATAACTGGTTCCAAATATCTTTTTCAAATTCCTCTTGCTCTCTCTTATACACCATTTCAAAAGTTAAGAAAGCAATCTTTGAACTGGCTTCTGTAAACTCCTCAGACCCACCAGTAATAATTTTAGGAATTCCTAGAGCTTGATAAAAGAAGTTCTCATAATATTTTATTGTTGATAAGCTGTCTTGCAGCTTGGCTTGACTTTCATTAATTGCGACATTGCCTTTTGGAATTATCAACACTTCGCCTTTCTTTATTGCTGCTTCGTATTCAGTTCTTAACTTAGCAATCTTTGCTGGGTTATCTGTATCAACTTCTATAATTCTTACAGGAACAACATTTCTATGCAGGACTTTTCTCCAGTCGTCCATTGCTTCATTTCTTGTAAGTATAACAGTCTCGCAACTCTCAACAACACCAGTTCCATGAAGAGCATCAGCAACTCTATCATTGCAGAGATGTAGTATTTCATTAGGCTCAAATATCTTTGGGTCAATCTTTTTGTCAATCTTTGAAGTTTGTTCGTATCTCTTTATTACTCCCTTTTCATCAGCGATGATTTTAATTGTGCTTGGATCTAAAACTTTTAAATTAATTAATTCCCCAGTGTCTTCATCTCTTATTATTTCAGCAAAAGCATCGCCTAGTATTTTCTTTGTAACCATTAAGTTCCAGAATATTGAGTTTGCAGTGTCTTCTCCCCAGCCAGTTATGTGTTCAAGAATTACAGTTGTCTCTGGGTCAGCAGTATAACCCTGTCCAACTGACCATGTTGCGTAAATGTCAATAGCTTTTTTCAGCTCTGGGATTTTCCTGTAATAACCATAATACTGGCTCCACATTGTATGCTGGAAACTGGTTTCTTTTTCCCCTGTTGCACTCTCAGTTACTATAGGGTCAACTGCATAATTCTCCATGCTGCCGTCAAAAGCAGTTGTGGTCATTGCTCCAACATTTGTTTGTGCCATTATATATCCAACCTAAAAGGGACATTTAAATATGATGTAGTAACTACAGGATACTTTGAAATTTCTGGAATTAATTTTCCTGTATCCATTGGGTCGTTCATGAAAAAGAAATATCCGTCTCTTACTGCTCCGTTGATAGTTCCGTATTGTTCAATCTTTAATCTTAAAGCATCTCCTTTTCTGAAATGAGTTGTTGGAACTGTTATTGAAACTATTGCAGCACCTGACGCCATATTTACAGCTCCAGCAAGAGCATAAGAAACAATAGCACTAGAGGCTGATGCTAATACTGTGCTTGTAGTCCCCTCTAATTTACATATACTTGCTTTGATAAAAGTGTTATAAGTTCCGTCTCCGCCTAATTGTGCTCCCAATGGAACATACACAAATGCTTTTCCGTTAATTTGTTTTGGTAAATTAAAATAAACATCAAAGTTTCTTTCATTAACTTCTGCAAATACTGTTGCAGATAAACCTGTAGCATAAACCCATGATACAACTTCATTGCTATAGTTTTTATTTGCTGCTAAAATTGCTTGTGATGTCCCGTTGCTCCATGTAGTCCCTAAATAATAAGTTTGTATCCCAGTTCCCTCTGCGACATCAACATAATTATAATTAACTAAAGGATTTCCCCCACCCTGTAATAATCCAGCAACTGCCATTACTCCTCTCCCATGAATTGTTTAGTTTTACTGTCTTCCAACACTTTAAGATTTCTTAAAGCAATATCTCGCAAGACATTTATCATGTCTCCCGCTACTCCTCTCCCAATAGCGTCCATATCATAAGAAATACCATAAATTGCAGCCAAGCACGATGCAGTTTCCTCTAAAACTTTCCTCGTAGTTTTTGGAACATCAGCATAAGCAGCACTCCACTGAACTCTTGTTGCAGCTTCAATCTGCCCTGTAGCGCTGTCAATAAAACTCTCCCATATTGTGTTAGCAGCCGAACTCGTAGTTAAATCTGTGCTTACATTTTTTCCAGCTTTATAGATACACGCTCCTGATGTTGTTAATGTCCCCATTTTACTTCTTTATTTTTTTCTCTCCTTTATTTGCCCAAATTCCAATACCAAATCCAGCCAATATTAAAAATAAGCCAAGATATTCATGACCTAGAAAATCGTTCCACTCTACTCCAAAATTATAAATGTGTTCTATCAAAAAAAATGCCCCTAATCCCGCTATGGCTGCTCCATAAAGTTTTTTAACATATCTCTTTTTTATTTCGTCCATTTTATTGTTAGGTTATTGAAATATTTAAATCCTCTTATCTTATCTAATCCAGATATTTGTTCCTTTATCCTCTACACACCACGCTGCACGCACCAATGCTTCAGCAATATGAGAGTATCTCCCATAAATTTTAATCCTTTTATCGTCAGTATATTCGTATTGCATTGATTTAAGCGACAGTCTAACTTCATCATTATCCATAAGAAATATTTTTTTCTGCTCCATTAATCGTAAAAGGTTAGAATATAGGTCTTCTTTCAATATTCTAGTTTTTTTAGTTGCGTCTCTGTTGATAGAACGGGCGGCGTTGTTAATTGCAACAACTTTGCGTTTAGTTTGGTCATCTCTTAGCAATACGTCGAAGACCCCAGTTCCAATTCCGCCCGTATCGATATACACTCTTCTAAAATCCCATTTCCTATCAGCTGCTTTAATTCTCTCTATTGTTTCTGTTAAATGCGTTTTTCTTGTTATTTCCATGTCTATCATTTGTAAAATATCCCCTGATTTCTTAATAGACACCAGCACTGTATCATCATTTCCAAGCGCAGCAATATCAACCCCTAAATATAAATCCCCCCCTGAAAAAAGAGGTAGTTCATGAAAAGAGATGTCATTGGGGGGGACTATACATTGATTAATGATGTTATCTGGGAAAAACTGCATCAAGTCATCTGCGAACTCGCCAAGATATTCCTCAGCATATTCTCTTGCAGTTTTACGCTTTTTTTCCTGTGCTAGAAATTCTTTTGATATTCTAGGGCAGTCTTCTGAGCTAACATGAAATGCTGTAAAATTTGGATCATTGAAACACTCGTAGTAATATCCCTCCCTACCATGTGGAGTTGATAAAAGAATTATTAATCCATGAGTAACCGCAAGAGCTGGAGTTAATGCAGTCCATACATCTTCAGGAATAAACGCAGCTTCATCAGCGATTAGTAAATCAACAGTATAACCCCTAATACCATAGCCTGTCTCTCCAGTAGGCAGACAATGGATTG